TTTCATTCCATGAATTAGCTCCATAATGAAAATTTATGAAAGTCTTTAGTTCTTGACGTTGAGCTTCAAGTTTCTTTTTAGCTGTAAAAGCTTCAATTGCACTAGCTTCTATCTCATTACCCTTAAACAATTTTCTTAATGGAGAAGCATTTTTAGCAGTTTTCTCTGCATTATCAATATCACTTAATGCTGACATCCAGCGTCCTAAATCCTTGCCCATAGACTCTATTTCACGCCCAGCTTGAAAACCACGTTTAATTGCGTTGAATGCAGTATTTGCTGCAGTTATGGCTACACCTATGGTTGCAGGATCAATGATAGTCCTCCATCAAAATATTCCCTTAAATTTTTGTGGTTTAGCTATATCAGAAAACTTTTTTATTATGCCACCACTACGTTTTTTTTGTGGCTTTTTTACTTTTCTTTTTTGGCTTGTTGATTTGGGCTTTGACTTCCCCGCTTTCGACAATGCTATCGCTATCGCTTGTTTCTGTGGATACTTTTCCTTCTTCAACTTGCGAATGTTCTGGCTGATTGTTTTCTGACTCTTGCCTTTCTTCAAGGGCATCTATAACTCCTTCTTTAATGAGTCTTCTTTTAATTTTCTTTTGTTTTTCAACCTCGTAAATTTTTTCTCTAACAGAACTTGACATAATTTATCCTTTCATTTCTTTCAGAGCAGCTATGTCTCTTTTTGTTTGATCGTTTTGATTTGCTATTTCCTCTTGTTGATCAAGTCTTTGTTGATCTAATAAAACATCATTTCTTTCTTTATCTTCTTTGAATTTCTGCTCAACCTCAAATTGTTGCTGTCTTTGAGCCACCTCTTGACCTCTTAATGCTAACTCTTGCTTTCTTATTGACACCAATGGGTCTTCAGATGGAGGTGGTGTTATTGATTGTGCATATTGCTCACTTACCTCACTTGCTATTTCAGCAGATCTTGATGCCACTTGATCTTGAAATTGCTTCATAGCATTAGGATCTTGTTGCATCATAGCTTGTTGTTCAGGTGTCATATTTGCAGAAATCTCTTGTTGTGCTTGTAGCTCTGACATCATAGCAATGTGTTCAGATATGTGACCTTGCAAAGTCATTACGATGGCTGCATTTGATTGTGCTATCGGTGTAGCAACCATAGCTAAATGTGCAGATATATGCGCCTGATGATTTTGTTCTGGAAATGCCTGTAATCTTGCACCTCTTAATGCTTCTTGATTTTCTTTTGCAGGATTCATAGGCATTGGCTGTGGTGGTGGTTGTAATATAGCATCTATATTTGTAACACCTAAAGCTTCATACATTTTTCTGTAAGCTTGATACATACCATTAGATCCATGTATTTCTGGATTACTTTGTGCTAACTGCAACTGTGTTTGTGCTAAAGCAATACGTTGTGACATTGAAAATATGTTTGGATCTGAAACAGGCAATACATCTATTCTTTGATCAAAATCAGCTTGCTTTATCTCTGGTGGTGCGCCTGGCACTTGATATGGATACATAGGTGTACCCATTGCAAATATTCGTGCAAGTATTTTAAATTCTACTTTTTGTGAATAATGCAGACGTTTATGTATGGCAGACATCACTTTTGTACCACGTTCCATAATAGCCATAGTTGTGCCTACAGGTGCGTTGCCCTGCATCTCACCAACCTTCATGTCAGCCATTGATGCAAAACGTCTTCCTGAATCTATTAGAGTTCCAAGAAGTGAATATAATGTCTGTGATGGCTCTTTAAATGGCAGTGGCATAATGGCTTGACGTAAATCCATACCAACCATATCCACATCTCTAAATTCACCAGGATTAAGAGGTGTTTCATCATCTCTTATTCTAGCTCCTCTAGCTTTAAATCCAGCAGGTAGATTAGATAATGTCCCTGCATCTATTAGTTGTCTAAGTATTGATGTTGAAGCTCTAGACAAGCCTCCTATCATATGTGTAAGACCAAAGCCATAAAACCCAAGACCAGGCAAAAACTTATAGTGTACAAAGTAAGGTATTTTACTGCGTAACGGATCGGCTTCGTTGAAATTCCTTTTGATTGATAATACTTCACCAGATGACTCCACTATGGTTACGATATAAGGCATCTTGAGTCCAGTGGCTTCACCTTGAGGACTCATATCCTCAAAGCCTGGTAAGTCTAAGTCGGTGTGTATTTCATATAATGTTAGTTCTTCGTTATAGTTTGACGAACTGATGCCTTCAATATCTTTGATTGTTTCTTTTACCTCATCATAATTATCTGTATCAGCTTCTGATGTAGGTAGCTCAATATCTTTGTAAAACCCAGTAAGTTGCAACTTTCTTATTTCATTCGAGTCCATGCGAATTACATGACAAATCCTCGTAGATGTCTTTAAATCTGTTGCATTGTAAGGAACTATAAGATCCTCTGCATGAACAAACTTTGACACTGCTCGTTGCAATGATGGGTCAAAATAAACTTTTTTAAATGACGATCCAACGATTGGAAGATAAAATAACATCTGATCCAACTCTGGATCATACTCTTCCATCTCGTAGGTTATTTGATAATTCATAAAATTCTTAACACGTTCAGCCTGTGCTACTATTTCAGGAGTTTCTTGACCTATAATGGCTGTCTTTACAGGACCTCCTGCTGGTAGTAATTCTCTATATGCTTGTGCCTGAAATTGTGTAACAGATTCAGCAAGTAATGGATGGACTATGCCTGATGCACCTTCAAAAGGTTCAGCTCTGTCTTCATAGTTCATGCCTAGTAATTCAAGACCATTTTTATACTGATCTTCCCACTCTTTACGAGAGTTTATATCTTCTTGTATTTCACTTACAATTTCGGTGGATATTCTGCCAAGATCAGCGTCATCCATAAATTCTGCTAAGTTTGCATTGAAAGGCACTTGAATTGGAGCTACCTGCTCTTCTACTTCACCAATAACAACAGAACCATCATCCATCTCTGTGATGTTATCCCCTATTGGTGCTTCTTCTATCTCAATAGATGTAACACCTTTAGGTGCGTCTAAATTCTCTACTCCGTCTACCTTTTCAATAGCCATAATCTTACCTTAATGTAAATCCAGTGCCTTTTCTTGCTATGCCTCTACCACGACATATATTACCACCTTTTTTGCCTTTAACATCTCCACCCATACCAAACTTTTCAGCTAAATCTGGATTCATTTGTTGTTGCACAGACTCAGGTAGTTTTGAAAAACCCTTAAACTTTGGAGGAACTGCTTTACCACCACCTTCCATGCCCTTGGCTTTTACTTTTTCAATTGCATCTCTTAAATTACCTTGTGTCATAAGACCTCCTTCTTTTGCCATTTTAGGCATAATCATATTTTTTTGTATGTCCATACCTCTTGGGTTAGTTATGCTTGCACTTTGTATAGTCATCTTAATTGGCTTTGTTCTAATCTTTTTTGCTTTTGAGCCAGTTTTTTTTAATTTTCTTAAAACTGCAAGATCTTCTTTTTTTCTTTTATCACCAATAGGATCAACAGACCTTAATGACATTATCTCATACCTTTAAATTTACCACCACGACCACCAATGACACCACCCATGTTCATCTTCTTGACTTTACCACCATCCATCATGCCAACAGGTTGTGCCTTTGTCATATCAACAACTTCACCACCCATTTCTTTTTTATTCATCATAGCTGCTATTGTTTTCATCATAGCTTTATCAAATCCATTTGACATTGGTGGTTTAATATCTCTTATAGCTTCTGCTAATTTATCAGCATCTGTCTTTGACAATGCCTTTCTAATATTTTTAGTAACTTTATCTGCCATTAGTAATACTCCATTTTTCTTCTATAAACTGGTTCTTGTTCATCGTCATCAGGAGTAGTGATAAAACCACCCTGTCTAAATCTTAGTATAGCCTGTGTCATCGAATCTGCCAAGTCATCATAATCACCATGAGGAAAACTGGCACATTCCTCTACTACTTCCTCTGCAAAATTAGCATCTGGTCTCCAAACCATACCACTTTCAAACACAGGCGCACAAGCGTTCATTCTTGCAAACTTGTCTGCACCCTTACTCGGTGTGAACGGAGTGACAGGTATCCCCATGCGTCTCAGCTCCTGTGTTAATGGTGTGCCACTGGCTTTTTGCTCTATTAATATCATGTCAGGATCATATGCTTCACACAATTCTTGTGCTTTTTGTTTAAGCTCTGGAAAGTCCCATCTGCCTTTTTCGGCATCAAGCAAGATGATGGCATCTCCTTCTCCTTCAACAGGTGTGAAAATACCCCAAGTAGTAATAGCACTATAGTCAGAACGATCATTCTTTGTGAAAGCCGTGTCATAGGACTGTATGACGTATGAACAGGCAGGTGGCTCAACACGATCCCAAACATTCCACCACTCCCTTTTTATAATTGCACCCTCTTCAGCAGTAGGGTTTTGCATATATTGTGAGTTCCATTTTGACACAGGTATAGATGCTTTGACAGCCTCTAATTCTTCTTTCGACCAATATTCTTCCCATAATACGTTACCAGTATCAGGAAATATGGCAGGAAACTCCACGACATCCCACCTGTCAGCACCACCTTCTGATTGCTTTTGCAACACCCTTGCAGTCAAATCTTTAATACCCCAACGTGTCATCACAATGATAATAGATCCACCTGGCTGTAATCTCTGCCTTGGACCTGATGTGTACCACTCGTAAATACTGTCCAAAGCAGTTGGACTTAGAGCATCTTGTTCTGATACAGGGTCATCAATAATACATAAGTCAGCACCTCTTCCAGCCAATGCACCCCCAACACCAACAGCATAATACTCACCACCACTATTAGTAGACCAACGTCCTGCAGCTTTGGCATCTGTTGCTAATCTTATATCAGGAAATATGTCTCTGAAATCCTCACTATCAATTAGATTTTTAACTTTACGACCAAAGCCTACTGCAAGCTCTGCCGTGTGTGTTGCCTGTATTATCTTTAAATCTGGTCGTTTGCCCATAAGCCATGCAGGAAATAAGTAACTTGCAAACTCAGACTTTGTATGTCTAGGTGGCATATTAACAATCAGACGTTTAATCTTACCATCTGCTACTGCTTGTAACTTCTCACCATAAATCTTGTGATGTTTACCCTCAATGAAACCAGACCATATCTTGTTGACGAAACGTAAAAAATCATCTTGAGATTCAGATCTGTCCTCAAGTTTTTTTAATCTTTTAAGTAGAGGAGCTACTTTTTGTAACTCATCATCACTTAAAAACTCAGCATATTGTAAATTGGTCATGCTACCTTAGTTAAAAATCTATCCACTGCTTCAACCTGTCCACCATCTTGTAATCTTCTCGGTGTAGGCACTCCTGTAATTCTTGCAATTAGATCATTTAAATTACCAGCATTAAAATCAACAGGTGTAAAACTTGCAGTTGATGCAGGAGCTGTAGACTTAACAACTGTTGGTCTTGTAACTTTGTCTGCTGGTGGTGTAACTCCACCACCTATTTGATTTGGTGGCTTCTCATCTTCTTCTTCGTCTTTTTCTTCTGTTGTCTTCTTTAAAAATTTTGTTACAGGATCTTCATTATCGTCACCTGCTTGAAATTGTTCTAAGTCACGACCCTCAATTAAGTTACCAAACTCATCTTTAGCACCAATAATTCTACCAGTGTCAGGATCAACAACTGCATCTAAACCTTTACTCACAATGCCATCAAACAATCTTCTGTCAAAGAAAGATCCAGCTTTGTTAGCTAATGTTGCAATAAGATTTGGAAACTCTACATCACCAATTTTAAATGTCTCACCCATTTTTGGGTTGTTTAAAATGTCTGCAACTCTTTGTTGGTTTATATTACCCTCAATGTCTGCAAGGTTTAAATCAGCAAAAGCTTCTTCATCTCCTACAACGGATACATCAGGACCTCTTGATAAATTAGTTGTTCCTGTTGGTAAATTGGTTATTTGTCTGTTACCAAATATTCTAGCTGCATCAGGAATATTATCAGGTGATCTAAATGTATTTGCATCATCTACTCTTTGCTCAAGACCAATCCTAGCTAAAGTATCAGGAGATACTGTTGTTAACCTGTCATCAAGTGTTATTGGATCAAAAGTTGTGTCAATATCAAGCACAGTATCTACTGGTGGTCTTTGACCTCTTGCTCCTTGCAATGTTTCTAATGCAGTGTCGGGTACGATGCCACGATTTGGCTCTGGATCAATATTAGTTATTTGAGTGCCAACATCTCCAAGATTACTTACTATTCTTTGCTGAACATCTGCTGGTAGAGATCTAAATGTTTCTTCTGTAACACCACCTATTCTGCCAGTTCCAAATATCTCTGGTGCAATTAATTGTTCATCTTCTCTTGTTAAGTCTTGCATACCTCTGGAAATAGGTACATCAGGTCTTACAATATCACCTCTTGATCCTGCTGTTTGTGTTCCAACTGGTGCTATCCCAGTTAATCCAGATGAAAGGGAAGGTGTTGTCTGTCTTATCGGATCTAACGTGCCTAACTGATTTACGTCTGACCTTAATGGTTGGTTAAGTGCTAATTGATTTAAATTTAATCCATCTAAAACAGAGGCATCAGTGCCACGTCTCATGTCAGCCATAACATTTGCACCCGCTGAACCAAACTCTTGGTTAACAATAGCGTTCTTTATAGCACCTCTTGTTTGAGGATTACCTAAATTGAAACTCTCACCTGCAACACTTTTAATGGCATCTATGTAACCAGCTCTGTTTGCAGGACTGTTTTCCTTATTACCACTACCAAGATAGGTATTAGCTAATGCCTCTGGTGTGTTAATATTATTTCTAGCATATAATTCTAATTGTCTGTCTATTGCACCAATGCCTGCATCTAATGATGGAAATATTGCAGGAGCTAAATTATCTGGTGTAATAGGACCTGAAGCTGGTAAACTCTTTACAACTTCAGTGGTTAAATCTTCTTGTCCTTGCTTTAATGCACCTGGATTATTACTGAATGGCAATCCTGTCGCTCCTGATCTAATAGCTGATATTACATCACCAGCTAAAGGATCTGCATCTGGTAAAGTTCCTCCAGCACCTGGCACTATAGTTGGTAATCCACCAGCAACTTGTATTCCTTCTCTTGGAGCTGCTCTTGCTCTAGCTTTGCCTTCTTCAATTGCATCTACAGCAGGTCCAAAACCTGTTCTGACACCAAGACCTAACGGATCGTCTAATAAATCACGATCAAAGAATGGTGATGCAGGTGCTAACGGAATAGCTGATGCAGGAGCTATGTCAGATAATCTGTTTTGTGCATCTAAAACATCTTGTCTTGATATTGTCGGTTTTGCACCTAAAAGGTTTTGACCAAGACCAAGTGAAGGCAGTCCACTAGATAATGTCTGTGCAGTGCCTGTCCCACCACCTTGTGTAGTTTGCTGAAAGTCTGATGGAGACATGAACCCTTGTGGATCTAAACCTCTTTGCTGTAACAAGTTTGCTGTAAATTGTGGATCATATCTTAAATTTGATCTAGCTCCTACATTCCGAATATTTGTTCGGGGTCGAGTGTCAATTACTGGAGCAGATAGTGGTGTGTCCACAAAAGTCTGAGAATCTTGTATATTTTGTTGTCTTTCCTGATCTGTTACAGTAGGAGTGCTAACTACATTGAAATCAAAATCTGCCACAGGATCATCATCAACAAATGATTGCTGATTGTCATCGGAACTACTAAAATCTGACCTATCATCGTCAGCATAAGATGTTACTTCGTCAAAAAAGTCACCAAAATCTGCTACTCCACCTTCTTGCATCATCTGTACAGGTTGTGCAGGTGGCATCATCGGCATAGCCGTCATCTGTGACATTTGTGGTTGAAAAATGTTCACATTACTTGTCATAGGGGAGACAGGAGCTGTGGAGGATTGCATAACTCCTGTCTGTATCGGAGCTATAGCTCCATTTTTTGGCAGTGTTCCTAAAAATTTGTTGAAATTGCCTCTGCTTTCAGCCGATGTCTCCAATTTCACCTGTGGTGGTTGACCTGGTGATGGTGGGGTCGGCATAAATCCTCCTAGAGGTCCGTTTGCCATGTATCTCTCCACAAAAAACTAGTTTCTGTAGAGATATTATATCAATTATTTATTTTTGACAACAGGAAGCCCATCTCTTTCTCACTTTGAGCTATAATCTTAGCTGGGACAGGCTCTAAACTTGTCGTAACGGATGTCAAAACGTCTTTCATGGACTTTCTTAGCCTAGAAATTCTATCCATGTCGTATTTTGTCAGTGGTTCTTGATGTTTTTTTACATTTTCATGCACTTTTTCTGCTTCACCACCTCCATTTTGCAAATGTTGTAGTGCCATATGCACAGATACTGGCATTCTTTGTGTGCCATACTCGTAGTGACACCACGTTCTTAGACTTAATCCTAATTTTTTGGATAATTTTGCCTGACTCAGGTTCAAAGCTTTACGAAAATCGTAAACTTCACTCTTTGTCAGGTCTGCATACCCATAATCAGTTCGTTTCATTGGCTTTCCTTTCGTTCATATTAACCAAAACTTTGTTTTTTATCATGTCTGCAATCAATTCGTCTTTGTTACTGTAACGATATGCTAAACCATTCCAGTCACAACACACGTTGGCTATGTTTTTCAACAGTGAAGACATCTCCAAACCACGACACATCAACACAGATGCTATCTCTTGCAGTAAATGATCGGTACTTTTGACCTTAAACTCCCTCGTTGTAGAGAGTCGTAACCTATATGTTGTCATTTTTACCTCATTTCATACTAAATATAGTATTGATTGCACAAAAGTGCAAGATTTTTTTGTGAAAAATTTTTTTGAGGTCGTGTTTTAAAAACATGGGGGTCGTTTGAGGAGAAGTTGGTGTAGAGATTTTTTTGCAAAATTATATAATTTTTGGTGGGGACTATGGTATAGTCCCCCGATTTTATACAATAAAATCAATAACTTAGACAAAAAAAATAACCTGCTAAATTAAGCAGGTTATCTTTAAAAGTTTTGTTTAAGAATTATCTAAATGATGCAATTCTTTCATTTAGATCTGCAAGAGTTTGATTGTCTAGACCTGCAATTAATTCACTTGAACCACGTTCTTCATTGTTAGAAATAAATTCAATATTGTTAGATGGTCTTTGAATATTTGCAGATGTTAGAACTTCATAACCATTATTAGAATAAGCATTTGATGTGCCATATCTAACACCATATTCTTGTTGGTTATGTGTTACTATAAAAGGCTCATATCTTTCTTCAGCTCTAATTTCTGAAATGGTTCTTCTAACACTTTGAGCATTATTGATATTACAATGATCCATAATCTCTTGTACTGATCTTCCACCTGCTACTCTACAGAAAGACCATAACCTGCTTTTAACAGTGTTAGAAGATCTTCCTATATAACTAGGGCTTGTTAACTCTTCCTGCACTGTATGAGCCTTAAAACGTGTTTGAAGACTATGGTTAACCATATTCTGTAAAAAGTTTACACAAGTGAATATTTTATTTGTTTCTAATGTTCCACCATGTGATCTAAATTCTACAGTCTTTTTTGTGTTATAGTGTTGTAGATTTACAGCACTATATTTTCTTGTACCATTTGTATGATTTTGAACACGTTCTAAATCATGTTGTGTAACTCTTGCATTTAGAATTTGTGTAACACTTGCAGGCTTTCTTGACCAATAACCATTTGGTCTATTAGCTGCTCTACAAAATCCACCATCATCACGTCTAGATTTAGCAAAACATGAATGAAAGAAATCTATATGCTTAGATACTCTGTATAAAATATCTTTCATTACTTCTAATGGTATTCTTGAAGATGTATTAGTATCAAATAATTGATTAAGTTTATTTTGATCTTGTAAGTAATTTCTATCAGCTTGTCTCATTTCTGTAGATCTTCTAGAAAATTCTTCATTTGTTAAACCTGCCTTAATTGGCATAGTTGAAAGATGAATATGTGTAGAACATTTAACATTTACTCTTCCACCTTGGCTTTGAATTTGATTATAAACTTTATTCATATAATCATGTGTAAAATCACAATCAGCCAATACAGGAAGATCAGCTTCTGTGCCAACACTAGGATCGCTTTTATAAGATAATCCATTAATAAGATTTGATCTAGTGTTATAGCTATTCATTTGATTTGGACTAACACCAACAAACTCAGGCTCTAATCCAATTGCTATTGTTTTGTTTGTAAATAAATTCTGCATTGTTTTACCTTTCCAAAAATTTAACTTTGCATAATATAGTATATATATAATCTTTTTATGTAATCATTACAATACCTAAATACGAATAATTGTAACTTTTTTTTATAGCTGCGATTAAGTTATTGATTTTATTAGATTTTTTTAATTTTCGAAAAAAATTTTTTTTTCACCCACCCTATATTTATAACTCAGGTGACTCAAACCAGACTTTTCAGTCCAGCGTCATGCCCGATCCGATGCCAATCCGAACAATTGTTCGACCCGACACCAGAAAAAACCCAGCTCCGAAGAGCTGGGCTTTTGCCTAGGAGACAACTATCTCCACTGCTTACCTCCGACCATTCTTGGTTGGACAGTGAATCTCTCACTCTGACGAAAGCTTTTGATGATGGCTTGATCTATGTGTGCATCAATGTCATCATGGTAGAACTCTTCCCAGAATCCTTTCAATCCGTCACGAATCCCTTTGACGTAATATGGACTCGGTGTATGAAACCCTGAGTAATTCATCTTGTAAGCAAAACCTTTGTAGTCTGTATTATACTGACAACCAATATAACCTTCTACATCAATCTTCCTATACAATGATGGGAATCCCTCGAAACGATCAAGTGCCTTCTCGCAATCAGGTGTGATCTCCCATATTACACAAGGTACATCATGGATATGATCTTCTACCTTTACGATGTCTGCTACATTGTTGAACTTTAATTTGTAGTTAACAATGTGACCAGCACCAATTGGTTTAGCTTTAGGGCATCTTCTTGCCATAGCTTGTTTGTTTGTGTTTGCTCCGTAAGCAAAATAAATCTTTTTCTGCATTAATATCTCCTTTGGCTGAAATTGATTTAATATATATATAGTATTGATTACTACATTAGTCAACATCTTTTTTTATTTTTTTTATTCACCATACCCATCAGGTGGACAATCCTCACAGTAAACCTGATCCTTGTAAAAAAATGCTCTCTCTGCACAAGTCATATCTCCACAGTCAAAACATTTTTTATTATAAACATAACATTGGTTACATTCATTTGGTATCTCGTCATCTCCAAGCATCGAGCTATAAACATGACCACAATCTGTACAGGTGAATCTGCCTTCTCTTTCTTTAATCAACTTTGCCTCCTTGTTGAATACGAACAATTGTTCGGTTACAGGTCAAAAAAGAAGCTGGGCTTTCACCCAGCTTCAGCTCCTCCCTTCTTAAAATGGTACGATTATTACGACTGCACAAACCATTATCCAGAACGTAACCATCTGCACGACTGTCAATGCAACTTCCCACTTAGACATCGTCATTCCTCCTTACTTGAACCCAACCTTGACCAGTTGAGACGTTAGTTGATTGACCTTGCTCAAGAGACAAGATGGCTTTAGCTTCATCTGTTCCCTCCATATCGTTATCGATAATGAAGTCTTTCATTCCTCCAACAGCTACAAGTCTGCCATCTTCGTGAATCTCTACACTTCTTTGTTTGCCTTGATACATTTTTATCTCCTATTGGCTGTTTATATATTATATATAGTAATCATTACAATATATAAGTCAACAACTTTTTTTTAATTTTTTTTTATTTTTTTTATTGACATACATTGCAATCAATACTATATATATAAAAGACGGCATGACAGTAATGGTTTACAGTATCCCGTCAAGTCCAATTCGGACTATAAACGTAGCAGTCGAAGTTTTACAGGGTGGGGTTGCATGACTCAAAAAGAAACCTCCCACAACAGAAGGTCGAAAGTTCGGGGTAGGGGGTTCACAGACCTAAAATAGCAACTCCCCCAGTTAATGTGAGAGCATGAAAAAAGAGTCGAGAATCCTTTCCATCTCGGCTCTTTTTTTTGCCTCCTGTTTGAGTTCGAACAATTGTGCGGAGTCCTTCAGGACGAGTCGCAATTACCATAACCAAAAGAAGCCCAGCCGTCACCAGCACAAAAAAAATCGGGAGCAGGTTTCCCCGATCCCGATTGTTGCTGGGCAACCTGCCCGATCTAGTTTGTACGATAAAGGTAAAAGTCTCCTTGTTCGTTCTCGTTGCCATCATAGCCAGACAAGAAGTGACCCCTTCCATCTGTAGCAATTGCTTCTTGTACAAATTTATTAAAGTCTTTGATCAATTTAAATATTGCATCATTTGCAGTCTCGCAACTATCTTGCAATTTTTCGAAAACCTCTCGATCTATTCCAGAGTGAGAAGCCAAGAAGTCAGGATTGAATGCCCAGACTGTTTCCTTGATATATTCTGCTACTTTGTCATCTGCTTCATCATCAGTCAAAACCATGTACTCTTCATTTCCGTAAGTGTAGTAATGATCGTCTTGATGTGTGATGTTTGCCTTGCCGATTTCGTTAAGTTCCATGAACTCAGCAACTGCCTCTACTTTTTTAATATCCATTTTTAATCTCCTTTGGCTGAATATGTATATATAATATAGTAATGATTTCTACCTGTCAACTGTTAATATTAACTTTTATTAATTTTTTTTTCAGGTGCTGTCGCTGTCACAGCAGCACAGCGCGGACAATTGTTCGGAGTCAGGGCTGGACGGCGCGCCAGACTCACCCGTGCGTGAGTACGAACAATTGTGCGTATTCAGGTCTGGACGAGGAGTTGTGCAGCCCGATCCTTCACCTGACTCGAAGGGTTCACCAGCTCAAACCTATGCTGGAAGCCAAACAGTAGCCCGATCCAGCCCCGATCAACCCCGATAACCAGCCCGATTAGCAGCGCAACTCCGAACAATTGCTCGTATTACAGCCCGATCACAGCCCGATTACCTGTGCGCTATAGAAATTGTTCGGAGATCCCGTGCCAGACCGCAGCAAGTGCAGTCCCGATTATACCCATATTTAACTATTTTTGCCTATCTTCTTTGGGTGTATTTGGGTGACGTTGGCTTTTTTCATACGATCCTGTGCTTTTTGTTGCAGATTCTGGAGTTCAGCCAGTATTTCTTCCTTCGTCATGCTATCGACTTTCTCATGTAGTACATGAGCCTTGTTTACGAGCAATCCAGTAGCCTTTAAACGGAGTTCTTCAGCCCGAATAGCCTCACCAAACTTTCCTGACTCCCAAGCTTCGTTACGGATCTTTAAAAGATCCCGAACAGATTTATCTATCGTTACACCAAACCGACTTCTGTTTTCCTCCTGCATCTCTTGAAATCGTTCCTGCACGACTTCGTTACGAAGCAACCTAACTGCATCTACTGACGGATTACTGTAACCAGCTTGTCGAGCTGCGTTAGTTTGTGTCATATCCTTGTGCATAAAGTTATCCAAAAAAGCTTGTTGTTTCTGAGTTAATCTTTTAAGCCCTTTTGATCTTTGTTCTTGTGGTAAATTTTCGCCTACTTTTGGCATTAGCTTTTACTCCTTGTCGTTACGTTATTTGGGATAGGGGGTGGTGGTTACTTACCACCCCCCTATACCCCCTATAGGGGGGGAAGTTCGGTAAGTTGGTAAGTTTCAATAAAATCAATGACTTACAGGGCATAAAATACTTACCAAGCCCTTTGGTAACCTGTGTAAGTAAGTATAATTTATCCAGTAAAATCAACAACTTACAACTTACCCTGTAATCTACTTACCGAGTAAGTTGGTATGTTGGTAAGTAAATCATCATAAATCCGAACAATTTTCGGGTCTGGAGTCCTCCTGTACCAGTTGCCCATTTGTGTCTGTTTGTAGCCCAATGCCCATAGTGCTTTTATAAAGGCATATTCACAATCAAAACAATGTTCCTTCGAACAATTTTGGTAGTGTAGCATACTGATGTCCATTTTCTGTGCCAGTCCAAAGTGAACAAAGCAACTCATACATATGCTTTTTTCCATTAACGGGAATGCCATACCCCGAACAATTTCTTCGTTGCAGTTGCAACAGGTCTTTGCTTTAGCTTTCATTTACAACCTCCCTCCTAAGTTCTGTAAATAAAGGTGCATCTGAACCTAGCCTGTTTTCAGCTATATCCACATACTTCTGATTAAGTTCGATAATGGTAGCATCTCTGCCATGTCGATCAGCAACCAGTGCAGTTGTGCCTGACCCACCGAATGGATCAAGCACCCGACCAGCAGATGTCTGGCTTCCTGAACACGAACAATTTTTCGTAAATCCCCTGTCCTCCTGAACCAGTGACTTCATATCCTTGCTATTCATACGGCTGGTTTTATCTCTTTTTGGTATAACACCAACCATATTGTCCCTAGTTTCCCGTTCAGGGACTTCGATTGTCACCATTTCCCGTTCATATGGAGTCCCACACTCCGAACAAATCTTCGGAGGACAACCAGCAAGAATCGCTGGTTCAATCAATTCAGTTGGAAATACTGCAAAATGAGCATCGTGATATGGCTTAACTGGCACAGTCCACACACTTCTTTTGTTTCTTATTGGATTACCACTTTCATCATAGTTCCATTTTTCGTGTCCCTGATGTGCAGGAAACGTATCAGGATCATACTTTTTACTTCCTAAGTGTTTAGTTTGTTTACGACCATCAAAACCAGTTGCATCTTCTTTTATTGCCTGACTGTCGAAAAAGTATTGCTCTGACTTAGATAACAAAAATATGTATTCATGTGCCTTCGTGCATCTATCCTTCACACTTTCAGGCATAGGATTAGGTTTGTGCCATATAATATCCTGCCTGAGATACCATCCATCCTCCTGAAGTGCCAGTGCTACCCTCCAAGGTATGCCTACAAGGTCTTTAGGCTTTATACTGCCCGATACGGGAGGTCTAGTGACCCCGTAATCCTTATCTCCTCTAACAGTTTGATTAGTTGTTGATGTCCTTCCACCACTAGAATAGCTATCTCCCAAGTTCAGCCAAAGAGTTCCATCACCACGAAGCACCCGTTTTACCTCCTGAAAAGTACGAACAATTTTACGGACATATTCTTCAGGGCTGGCTTCCATACCAATCTGATTATCTTCCCTGACTGCACCACAATCCTTGCAAACGTCACGATACTGTACAGTTAATGTCTCTTTTGTACCAAACTCCCGATCAGCATCATTACGGGATTTACCAGCAATATGCGAACAATTTGGATCTCCTCCGATCCATTTGCCAGTTCCGTAGTCTCGTAAACCCCAGTATGGTGGTGATGTAATAACTGTATGAAAGAAATTGTTCGGTAATTCCTTCAGCTTTTCTCTACAATCCCCGATCTTAATATCAATCATTTATGACCTCACTACACAACTTGGATTTATTATGACTTGTTCGGGTTGATCTCCAAACTCTTGACGTATTCTTAATCTTAATAAATCTGTTGAGTATTCAATATCAGCTTTACATTCAGCTACAGTTTGGTATTTAACTTGGCTTTCGTGCCACATACACCGAGTGATGCCACCATCATGCCTACTGCCTGCAATCCACACGACACATATATAAACGATCATCTTCGACATAATTTAACTACCTTAATGTATATCTTTTCAAACAAAGACAACTCCCTTGTGGGAGTTGCATTGTTAATATGAGCAATTAAATTCCTCATAAAGATTTTGTTAAACTGCGATTTGTTCTTCATCGTCTCTGTGGCAGGGATTCCATCTTTGTTGGATCTCCCTACTTTCTTCTTGACTAACACCATAAGACGATAAAGCATTCGCCATGACACGATCTGCCGTATCTGTCCAAACTTTTGCATTAAGCATTGCCCAAATCCATGCACCAATTTCTCTCTCCTTTACAGTATTATTGTAAGTTTGATCATCTCCAAGTATATGTCCAATCTCATGCAAAGCAGAAACATAATATCCCGTATTCTTAGTCGGTCTAATCTGAATATGCTTTTTCCTAGGATTAGCATAATACCTTGGAATCTCATCATCAAGTGATTGATAACTAACTGTTATATGATTAACTGCACACAACTCTTGTATGTGCAATGCCATATCAATTCTCTTTACTAATGGTCTCATTTTTCCTCTCCTCTTTACAATCCCAACAAATTGAATAGCCTTCAGGTGGCTCATCCAAGTGATACATTTCATTACAATCTATACACTCATACTCCCCCATATTCTTGCTCCTCACGTTTGATCTCATCACGAACAAATTCTTCCCAATGCTCACCATGAGATTGTTTAATCTTGGCAATGGCTTGCTCATTCGTCATACCATCATCATTAAGATAAGAGTAAAACTCTTCCATCACTCCTATCATCTGATTTTTATATCTACTCATCTACTTGCTCCTTTTAAATGATAGTTTTTGATATTGTTACATTGTATTGATTGCATAGTCAACTGCTTTTTTGCAAATTATAATCTTTGACCTTTTGACCATGCTCTTTGCTACCTGCTTCACATTGATCAATCCAAATTCTTTTGGTTACATTGCCATCCTTGTCACGATAACGTCTCCAATGCCCACGTCTCATATGCCACTTCTTTGGAGTACCTTGACCTGTAAATATCTTTTCATAGACAGTCTTACCTCTAGGTTTAGGCAACTCTATATTTAAAAGGCTATATTCATTCGTAGGGACACTTCTTCCAAATCTAACGTGCTTTACCTTATGATCAGCAGGTTTCTGTGTCT